CGATCCTTTCACATGACCATTGGTTTCAAATACATCATAACTGTCTGTGGTGAAATGTAATTTAACTGCCATGTAGTATTTGTATACATTAAATCCGTCCACTTCGTTTCCTGAAATTGTTAAACATCCAGCTGTGCCTGTTTAGGTAGCATGTTTGCTTCAATCATCTCCAACTGAATCTTATCCTTGAGGGATTTGTTAATCAGTGAAGCGATGTCCTGCGGGTCGATATAGTTTTCTGCGCAATATTCAAGCACAGCATCCATATACGGCATACGCTTTTCCCTTGCTTTCTTCTCAATGAACAGAGAGAAAGATGAGGCAGTACTAAACTGATTTGTATTTTCTGAGGTAAGCATCTGTAGTCCTAATTAGTGATTGAAGTTCTGAATACTCATTGGACTTGCTGTGATACATTTTCCAAATGTTGGTATTCGGTTCTTCGGGTTTCATTTTCTTCTCGAACATGTCGAGATACTTGTCGAACCACTTGTCCATGATCTTGGACTGGGTCAAAAGAAAGTTATGTATCTTGGCCAGTGCGTCCATGTCTTGATCAACAACGCACAGTGATACTTTGTCACGCATTTCTGTAATAGAAAGTTCCATAATCAACTCCAAATTTTAATCAAAAAGAATCCAGCTAAGCAACTCAAACCCCAGCTAACATTACCAAGGATTAACAGCAACACAGCAAGAACTAAAAGTGCTGCAGCCATAAGGTTAAAGAACATTATCCCCTCCGCATCGTTGCGATAGCGACTGCTTCTTCATCGCTGAAGATTGGTACTGAGTTAGACTTATGCATTGTGCCAATACCAAGCATCTTAGTTCCTGTGTAAACCTGTTTGGGTTTTGCAGAGGTGTCATGGTAACCACTATTTAAACTAGGATGATATACAGTTTCCCTCATATATGGCTTTGGTGCTGTCATAGGCTTATGCTTGCCCGATACAGGTTTTGTTTCGTATTTCTTCAGCATGGCTTCCCACTGCTCTTTCAACTCACGTTGAGCCTTTGTGGGCTTACGCTTTTTGGAAGACTTATCACGAACAAAAATCATACCCATGTTTACTCTCCCGCTGAGAAAGTTTCTCTAAAGAATTTAATTACCTGCGATTTTCTCGTGAAGATAAACTCCTTCGTCACGAAACCCTCGACAGGGTCTTCACCTTCTGTGCGCACAATGTAACCATTGGCGACTTTTCTGATTGTTATTTCCATAACTTAATTATACCCTATAAATGAATTAAAGTAAAGCGATTCCAAATTATGCCAGTGCTTTGTACAAGCCAACCAGCCCTATTGTCAACGATATTACATTTACTACCAGCTGTGGACGATTCTTCACCCTAGCTGACCAAACAAGAAACATCACTGTGCCAATGGCAAAGGTTATAATGTTCCATGGATATGCATCAGGACCAATAGCATTTGTTACGTGACCAGCCACGATAAACCCTGCACCGACCCACTGCAATATGTCGTCTTTACTCAAGCCACTGCCCTTTCTCGTGGAATCAAATTGCCATCGATATCCAGTCGTGGCTCTTTGTGTGTAATCACACCATCGTACTCCATCTGAGACTGCTCAAACTCAGACATGTAGCTGTCTTCTTCGATCGACCAGCCAAGGATGTACTCTTCTGCGTACTCACTCTTGTGCTCAATCTTGGGACGGATTGAGTCAACAATCATCTCGCACTTCTTGCCAAAGAAGTCATTCAGCTTGACATGCTGTTGCACGTCTTCGATGATGTACTCACTACCACCCTTGAACTTCCAATACTGGGGGCACTCACCTGTGCCATCCCAATCATGAGCACCATAGTTTTCGCGAAACTGAGTTGTGATTACGATCTTCATATTATCTCCAAAAGTTAGAAGAGGTTACGCCAGAGGGAGCAGTGCTACCAAGAAAACCTTTGCTGTTCTTGGCACGCATTTTTTGCTTGGGTGCACGTTTGGCTTTGACAATCTCAACAGTGCCACCAGACTTCAAGAATTTGGCGAGAGCCTGTTCACCCTCGACACGCATTTCGGCTTTTGATTTGTACAATACCTGTTTCATAACTTCCCCTTAAACTTTTGCAGACATTTTGGCTTCCATCATTTCTGACAGAATGAACTTTGCGATGTTGATGTTTTTGCGAGCCTGATCGGTTGCCTGAGCATTACCGAAAGTCATCAATTCTTGCGCATCAGACAACACACCCATCGCAACCATTTCCAGACCAGAAAACTTGGCAGTAATGCCGTTCATGTATTCTTCACGGATGTCGGCTTCGGTCATACCGTAGCAGTTTTTCTCAAATTCAGTCATTTCAGTTCCTTTCCTAATCACTATAATAGTAATTATGCCCAATTTCTGAATTTCCGTCAACTGTTTTCTGCAAGTTTGGAAGGGTATTTTCGTTGCTTTTTCGCAACGCTTTTTGGGGTGTTTTTAGCCGTTTTCGTGCTTAGGGGTGGGTAACCTTCCCCCGAATCCCTCTAAAGCGATCCTAGGGCGATCTAAGCAGTCCTAAAAGGGTGTTTTTGGGTGTATTTTGTGGTGAGTTTTAGCTCCAATGTGAAAAACCCTACACTCGGTAGGGTTATTTCTTCGGGTAACCTAAAAGGATTACTTTTTTCCCGATGGAACAGTCGTACCCAAATGCAGGGTTGACGCATAAACCAAGCAGATTGTATCTTGATTTGATGCAAAAGAACAGCGTACTGCTAGTGGGTCAACACCTTTCGCTGAAGCAGCTGCAATCGTGTCTGCCATAATTTTAGATTGATTAGTGTAGTAGTAGGCGCAACCAAAGATAGCACTGAGTGCAATAATTGTTGAGCAGATAATAAGTGTGAGTTTTTCATGATTCATTGTTTCTCCCATTTGTGTTTTTTGACTAGGTCTCATTTTAGATCTTTCACTAAGTCACAAAGACCAAGTTTCTTAGACTCCTGCGCATCAAGCCATACATCATGCGGTGGCAGAAGGACTTCACGAATCTGGGCTTCGTTCATCCCAGTACATTTCTTGTAATGTGCTATGAGTCGTTTCGTTGTGAGATCAAACTCCTTTACGGTTGCAAACAGTTCATGTTCCTTGCCGAAAGCACCCCATGTATATTGGTGGGACAAGATAGAAGTGTTCGGTGTAAGAACACGATTACCCTTGATACCACTAATAAAAATTAACAATCCAGCGGAAGCGATCTGACCAAGTCCGATAGTATGGACTGGTATCTTACTACCACGCATTGTATCAATTACTGCAAACGCAGCATTTAAGTCACCACCAGGAGAACAAACAATTAAGTTAAGCACCTCTGGTCGTTCTTCAGCAAAGTTCGAATCAAAAATCCATTCGATAGTTTGCTTGCAGGTAGCCATTGTAATCTCTTCCATTAGTAAGAAATACGAGTGGGACAGATCGTCCTGCTCCAGTGCTAGGTTTAACTTCTTCATCATATTTGACATCAACTTCTCCATTCCTATAAAAAATATGTCTTCCAATTTGCACTGTTTTACGTAAGTTCTTCCAGTTTGGATTTACGTAGTCTGCATGGTAAAATGTAGCACCCTTTGTATTGTCTCTTAATATTTCAGAGTTAAGGTATGCGTACACTGCCATGTCTAGAATAGAATTATACAACAACTGTTGTGCATTAGTCAAGTTTCTTGTGATGGAAGTTGTTCTTGGCTTTTCTTCACACCACCATGAGAATTGACAGACGTTACCAGTCTTTTGTTTAACTACACCGCAGATTGTATTTGCGTAGTTGCCAGACTTGACTCGATTGAGTGTAACAACGGCAACTGCCATCTGACCATCTTTTGGTTCATGTCCTGCTTCGAATAAAATGTTATCAGCCAAGCACAATACTTCTTTTTGTGCTGTAGGGGTTAGCTGATTAAATGTTGCTTTGATTGGAAATAGTTTCCTTTGATCTATTGATGCCAGTGCTATAGCAGTTATTAGCACTATTGCAATTGTTGCAATGATTTGAATTTTTACTTTTGGCAAAGTAATCTCCTTTCTTAGTTTAAGGAAGGTGTGCGGATGCACACCCTCGATCCCTATCAGGTGGACTTCTTGCTAGTCTTAGTTTCTAGTGGGATATTTGAAACGAATCCATTAAGTGCCGATGCTTTGGCTATAATGTCTTGTTCCGATGGGATAGTAGGGAATCCTGGATGATCAGGAATCGTACCTCCATTGAGTTTAGCAGATTCGACTTTCTGTTGCCAGTCGTTGCTAATTTGTTCACGCTTGCCATAATACTCATCGTTGAGCATATCCTTGGCCATTTTTAAAAGTTCGAGACGAATCTCAAAGGGTGTCATATTCGACATAAAATACTCCTAGTTGTGTTGTGTGTAATGTTAGTTTTATTGGGATCTAACAACCCACTGTCTATTATTTAGGCAAATTTAATTTGCTGGCACTGTAGCTGGCTTTTGCTTTGGTGCAGGAACTGGCTTAGAAGTTGGCTTCTTTGCTGGTTTCTTTTCTTTCTTTTTGCTAAAATCTGGAGTAACCTTTTTGCGCTCTGGTGCATTGGTTGGTTCTGCGGCAAAAGTGCCAGCAGTAAATGCTACCAATAAAATTGCAATTAGTTGTTTCATTGTGTTTCCTTAAAATAAGTGGTAGCTTATTCTGTTACGAGGAAAGCTACCGAAACCCTAGCAGCGGTTAGGCTGCAATGCTAAACAGTTCGTCGTTTGCGTTTACGTTTTTTGCTTCTTCGACCGAGTTACCCCAATCCTACGGGTTTCACATTCCCGTGCTGTCCACGCATTTACTTGTTGCCCTGTCGAATACTGAGTACACCCCCATCATAAAAGGACATGTATACATATAAATGTTAGTGTCAACAATACGACTATAACTTCATATGCTTTCATAGTATCCCCTTATGGTGGAGGTGAGGGGATTTGCACCCCTGTCCAGAACACTTTTCTCTTTGCTTCATACAGCAATATCAAATGGCCAATCTTTTGTTCAGCCAATCTTTTGCTTCGCTCTCACTATCAAAAAATGGTCCAACATGACGAGTATCGATTGTCCAAAAATATGTAAAGGACATCATACCAGCATCTCTGTACTGAACCAATTCTAATACCACTTTCACCATACTCTAAGTTTATCTCATAAACATATTAAAGTCAAATACCTTTCCATGATCTATAAGTTTTTCTAAGATCAATAAAGTCATTTATCCATTCATCACGTTTTTCTCCAAAGATTATTGTATCATCATCGTCCACTGCCATTATGATAACAATACTGCCGACTGGAATGTCAGTGCGTTCTTCAAAGGCAACTGCATAAGCAGAACACTGCATAAAATAGTTGCTAATCTCATCACGACTTTTCTTTCTCTTGGAAGTCTTAAAGTCTATAACAGACATCTTGCCATTATATTTAGCGATACAATCAACTGTTCCAGCAACTTCTAAGTGATCTGAATACAGCGGAGTTTCTAAACAATGAATATCTTGGATGTTGTTTAGGTAAGGTTTGATCGCTTTGAAAGTTTCTGTATCAAAGAGATTTGGTTCAACATGCTCATTGTTGAGATATGATTCGCAGAGGGTATGAATTCTTGTTCCACGATTTGCTGCTGTGGTACTGATTCGGTTTGCTTCTGCGTCTCCGACTCTTTTTCTCCAATCAAGGATTGCCTGTTTGTTGTACTGTCCAGTAATGGTGGTAATGGAGGGATACGCTCTACCCGAAGGTGTTTCGTATACCCTGCTTCCATCTGCACTTGTCTTACGTTCCAATTTCGGGATATCATGATATATTCGATTGAACATTATGCAAAAATTTCCATCGCCTCATTATAGTGCTTGATGCGATCGTCAAGACCGATTGTGCCACCATTGATACGTTTAGTCATAGTAACTAGATCAGCAGAGTCTGCATAGGTGTTTAGATCATTCTTCCACCAGAACCAGCATGCTGAGTGCAATGCGTACTCTGGGTCAAGAAGCATATCTGGATTCTGAATCAATGTGTCGTCTTGGAATAAAAAGTCAGAGCATGCAGCGTAGTTGTCTTTGCCAGTTAACTGGATTGGACCACGTCCACGGAACTTGTAACCTTCACCAGAATGCTCATCGCCATTGCCCATGCGACCACCATAAACACGATTAGCAATCATCTCTGGCTTGCGTGCGTATGGTTGTGCGGACTCAAGTGTAGGAAAATACTTCTTGAAGATCTTGTTCAAACCTTCAGCAGAGTAGTTTAAGTTTTCTTGAAGTACAGTAAATCCCGCAGACTCATGACCACACTGAGCAAGGAACGATGCAATACGCTCTGGTGTATCAATCTGGTAGGTAGGCAACACTTCATTTAGTGCTGTTGTCCATGCCTGTGGGCTTTTGTTCTTAGGGAACATGTGAGTAAATTGTTCTACAGTAATCATTTCTTTTTATCCTCGTAATCTTCGTAACGGAGTTTGGCCATGATATAATCTTTAACCAAAGACGAACGAACGATGTCATCTACGGTAAATTCAATTCTTGTAAAAGCACTCATGTGCTGGGCAATGTCAAAGAATTTTAAAATTCCACTAACATCGCTTTTACGTTTATTTAGATCTGTCTGACGATAGTCTCCGCACCAAATAATCTTGGAACGATAGCCCACACGTGTCATGACAGTATCAATTTCTTCATACGTCATATTCTGCATCTCGTCCACAATAATGATTGCATCATCAAAGGACATACCACGAATGAATGACGTAGAGATAAATTCAATATGATGTTGTTCTTCTAATCTATCCCATGCGTCTTTACGATCAAATAGTGTATGGCAAATCTGACGATATGGTTGTTGATAGATGTCCATCTTCTCGTCTACGTCTCCTGGTAGGTGACCGATCTCACGAGATTGAACAGCGGAACGAACTACAATAATCTTGTTGAATGGATTTGATTTATCCAATACTTCTTCAATTGCTTTGTATAGCGCACAAAAGGTTTTACCTGTTCCTGCAACACCATGCAGTGCTACAAAATAGTCGCCACGCTTATATGCTTCGAAAAATAGTTTCTGATTTTGTGTAAGGGGTTGGAAAGTTTTTAAGTCATCAATTCTTATTTTTAATTGATTGTTTACTGTCTTTGTTTTAACTGGCTCACTTTGTACATTATCTATTTTTTTTACTGCTGCGGTACGAGCCATTTAGACTTCCTTAGATTTGCGTTGAAGATTTGTTTAGTTGACTTCCTGGGGTTCGTTCATGTATCTTCTGGAGCACCTCCTTAAATCCTGAATCTTTTTTAATTGTGATATGATCCCCAGCAAATGCAGGTGCACTTGTTATGATTGATTCGAGTTGGGGATTGTCTAGTAGATACTGCTCTCGGGCAGCAATCCGCATAACTTCATCATGTATCTCACCAGTGTTTTTATTTCGAAAACTATATGTCGGCATTCAAGGTTCCTGTAAGGGTATACTAGTATTTAGCGAATCCAGTCTGGCGTTGGACGTTTTTTCCATGAGAACATCCTTTGTTTGTCGCCGAGGTAATAATTTTTATATGACGAAATGGAATCGCCAGAGACTTTATAGTTGTCTGGCATGGCTGGAGTAGGTTCAGTAAAAGAACCTTTTGGAATATTTTTTGGTCGATAACTTAATGCATCTGCAAGTCGTTCGCATGCATGAGTTTTACCGTAACGGTATGTGTATTCATCCATCAATTCGCCAAACAATCTAAACAACCAAGCATAGTTGGCATCTGACTTTCTTACCCAAACAGCTGATGGATGGTTGACATGAGTAGCACTATACAGAATAGATTCACGACTGTCAGAAAGAACGAATCGAGTTTGTTTTCGACCAGTTTTACTGACGCCAGTAAATTCAGTTCCATCAAGAATACGATGAGCAGTAGAAAGAAGTTGAGCATATTCAAGTATCATCTTTACACAATGTTTATCAACATGCATTTCTGCACAGACTTTTGGATCATGGTCAAGATAGAAGATATTCATCGTAGTGTGTTCAATGCGGTGATTTGAAGGATAAGATTATCCAGTTCTGTAATAGTTCTGCTTGCAGAGGTATGAAGGATACTATGACCACCAGCAAACTCAAATGGCTTGACGCAACCAATTGAATCATCTATCAGGATAGATGTTGGTGTTGCGTACTCAGCTTTTTCTGGTTTACTACGAACAAAGTTAGCCTTGTAAGGAATGTTATGATCCTTCAACCATTTCATCTTTTGATACTTTGCCTGATTGCCTTGAAATGGATCATGTGTACCCATGGAAGTCAGCATCTCAATTTTAACATCTAACTTAACAACATGGTTTAGTAGTTCTTGAGCATCTGGCATCATTTCCAGATCTTCAAAGATTTTGTAATCTAGAACTGCTGATCGAAATTTCTTGCGATCGAACTCACCTTCCTGTACATCAGGAAGTGCACGATATGCTTTGTCAAAATTGCAAAGCACCCCATCCATGTCTAAGTATAACGTAATCATTTTATAAATTTGCTCATATCAGGTGGCTTCCACCCTTCTGGTTTAAGAATCTTGCCGTCTTCACGACGACGGACTTTGCCAGTTACTGGATCGACTTTCGCCATATTGGTACGAACAACTTCGTCCCATGCGCCAGCAACATCGTAACCTTTCATGTGACAGTATCCAAGTATTACCCAGATCATATCCATGCAGGCATCTAATCGTTCAACTTCGTCTTCTACAGCATCAGCATCCCAGAACTCTTTAACTTCTTCTGAGATCAACAACTTGTATAGATCAGCGTTAGCCTCAGAAGGTTTCTGGTCACATGCTGATTGAAACAACAGCACATCAAGTGGCATTCCCATTATTTGTTTCTCGTAGTATCGTAGTAATGAGCAGAATGTTGAACATCCATTGAGTCAAACATGTCTTCGGTATGTGGACTCACAGCCCATGTAGTATTATTAAAGCCATGGGTCTCGCTATACAGTTCTTCAGTTTCTTCGTTAATGATATCCAACGTACCATCAAAGTAGAAACCACAACCTCTTAAAAACAGTTGCATGTTTTCTAAAACAGATGGCAAGAAGTCTTGTTCGAATTCTACAGTGTTTGTAAAATTTCCATCAGTACATGTCAGTGTATATTTCATAGTTCCACCTTCTCGCCTTCTTTAGTAAAAAATGTTTTGATCTTGTGTTCAGTATTCCATGTTTTGCAATAGTCGTTATCAACATCACAAATAGCAAGTGCTTCTTCTTCAGAAACAACTCGATGAGAAACAATTTGTTCCCCAATAGGCAACTGAGAAAACTCTTTTGCAGTTTCCATAGTTACGTCATCCAAAGCATACTCTGGATTAGTAGCAGGTGCTTGCACACAGTAACGCATGCGATAGGTAAAGATCGTATCAACCATTACCCAAACTTTATCAACTTTGCTCAAGGTAAAACTCCCATCATGATTATTTTTCCAGTCGATCGTATCACCGATCTTCCAGCCCACTTGCTCCATAATCTCATCCGTAAAAGGCAAAACAAGTTCACCTGTTTCTGGATCTTCTTCAATAGTTAAATTATACTTCATATTTCTTTTTCGGGCAAATTTTTCGTACTCTTCCAAAGTTCCAAGTTCATAGCCTTTATCACTATGGTGGTCTTCCGCTACATCCCAAGGATTATTCATAATTTATCTCCAACCAATTTGTTTCTTCAGGTAGGACTTCTACTGTTCCACCAATCTTCTCAACTCTGTCAATCATATTTTTAAGAACACCACTACCATACCCATTCGTTCCGTAGCAGTCTTTGTGACATTCATAAACAGAACCAGAACTACCCTCAAAGGAATATACATTACCTTCGAGAGTAGCTTTGGTAATACCGCTGTTTAGTTTCCATGAATCAGAACCAGCCCATCCACCATACCAACAGGCAAACACCTTGTGAATAGATGGATGCTTGTCGCTGGTAATCTTAACAACTACCCACTTGTCTGGTCTGTATTCACTCATACTTCTACTACTTTTAGTTCAAAGCGATCTGCACGATCTTCGTAGTTGATGTAACCACGAGGATTGCAAACAACACGACATTGTTTAATCATGTAGTCAAAGTCTTCATGAGTGTGACCATGAGTCCACAATTTGATTCCTGGACGATCCATGATAAACTGATCCAAACGAGAATTGTAAGCACCATTCATCAACTGATCATGCTTGTAACGTGGATGTTCAGAACCTTTGCTTGGCGCATGATGAGTACAAACAACGACAGTCTTCCATGGAGGAATATCATTGTATGCGTCTTCTATTACCTTTAGCATGGCTTTGTGATCTTCAACAGCATGTCTTGGAGACAAAGTTGCTGGACGAGTCTTGAACCGAACTGACTTGTGGTCATCTTCAGTGTCAAAGACTCGGTAGTTAACCATCTCATTACTGTTCTCGCAGATCTGAAAGTCATTCATACGACGACTCACATGATTCATAGTCATCTCACATTCGCCATTCATATCAGTCCAAAGAGTGCCACCGATAAACACATGGTCACCATGTTCCCAAACTTCTTTGTCCAAGACATGAATGTTTTCCAGATGCTTTAGTGCATGCTTTAGATCAATTATAGACTTACCAAAGTCACCATGATAATGCTCATGATTGCCCATAACATAAATGACATGTGGAAAATTCCTACTACAAGTAGTAAAAAAATCCATATAGCGATCAGTCTTAGCAGAAGATAAAATGCTATCGGTAACACGAAGATCAACAGCAGTGCAAATATCGCCAGATAAAACAAGTACGTCAACATTGTCTTTGTTCTCCAAAAAGATCTGTCCAAATTCCAAATGGACATCTGAGCAAATAGCGATTTTCATAGTTTTTCCTAGTGTATATTGTTTTGTTCAATCTTCTTACCCATTGCGCTACGCATCAGGGATTTAAATTCTTCACCACCATCAACCTCTACATTCATGCGAGTCAATCGAGCCAGTATAATAGATGATGCAACAAGCGCATCCAATTCATGCTTTGCAATCAACTCCGCAAGAAAGTCATCAATCTCGTAAGCGATCTTTTCAAGTTTATTGTCATTCATTACCAGTCTCCATTATCAATCCATGCACGAACCCAAACAAACCCCACAGAAACATAGAACCCATACTGACAGGGATCCATGTCGGTCGGCTTAATAGCACGAATAACAAATGTCCAGTGATAGGGGTTGAGGGTTGCACCTAAGCAAACACCAGAATAGCGTAACCACTTCATACAACCATCCTTATCAAACCCACTGTGTCAATAAGGGTAAGCAAGATGTAGTTAGCGAGCATGCCAAATGATTTCCTAGTATAAGCAGCCCAAGCATACATAGCACAACCCCCAATCCAGATAGGATATAAAACGAGTAGCGGAGGATTGGGTACTGTGAGAGCCATTGTGATCGAACACCCAATGCTAATAGCCCAAGCCAGCAACTCAACAACAAAACGATAGCGATTGCTATTCCAGTCATCACGAATCCAATCAAAGGTAGGTTTTAGTAAATCATTCATAATATAATTATACTTGAATTTGAAG